AACTCGGGATCTCGGCAAAGATGTTATGTGCCACCTGCGTGCCGGCCGTCGCCGTTGGCCTCGAGGTGGCAGTGCTGGGCGGCCCGGCATAGAGCGTGATCACTGCCGACGAAGCCTTGGACCAGGCTGCCGTGCCTACCTGCCCGATCATGATGCGGACGCCTGCCGCCCCTCGCTCGCTGTCGGGGCCAGCGGTCTTGAGCCGGGGGCCGGAACGCTCCACCACGCGCACGGTGTGGCCGATACGCTTGGCGTCCTCCTCGCTAAAGCCGTAGACCGGCATCGGTCACCTCGACAGGACGAGGTACTGCACCCGAGCGGCCGACGTGTACTGCGTGCTCGTCACCGCTCGCAGACCGATGGTAACGGTCTCGGCCAGCGGCAGGACCGCCGCCATGCCACGCTGGAGCTCGAGCACCTCTTGGTTGTTCGTGCCGTCATACCGGCCGATGAACACGGCGTGCGTGCCGGCCGTCTGCGTCGCCAGATTGCGGAACGCCGCGTAGCCGGGGGCCGACACCACGCCGAGCGACAGCGTCTGCACCGCCGTACCGACGGTCACAACGCCAGCCGCCGCAGCCTGCGTCGTCTGGTTCGCCTTCACCGAGGCTGCCGCGAACCGGTCGGAAAAGTTGCCGTTGTCGCACTGGAGCGACACCGAGACCCTGACTTCGTCTGCCATTAGATCCTCGCTTCCGAAAAGATGTTGGCGTGCTCTTTCTCTTCATACGGGTACGCCTTGCGCATGAAGATGTAGTCCTTGGCATTCGGGCCAGTGAGCAGCGATGGCAGAACCGCCAGGCCGCTGCCGTCGAGCTGCACTGGCTTTCCGACGGGATTGCCGCGAACGTCGAGAATGGCCCGCCGCTCGCCGCCTACGATCTCGTTGAAGCCGGCGTCGTAGAACTCGACGTAGTGCCCCTTGGGATCGAGCAGCCACTCGACGGACACCGTCCACAGCGACTGCTTGTCGTCGTAGTCGGCACTGTATCCAACGCACAGCATGGTGCGACGCTTAGCGCCTAGAAACTGTGTTGTGTTCGTCGTGTTCAAGTACCCGTTCAGCACGCCGAGGCCGGGGTTTTTCACCTTTGTGTTTGTGTACTTGATGCGAAGCAGGCAGCGGTTTTCTGTGAGCCCATCCACTGGGTCTCCCGCAGAGTTGGTCGCCGCCTTGGGGGCAGCGTTGTACTCGCCGTTCTCCCCCTGGTCGGTGAGCGGGCACTCCTTCTGCTCGCTCGTCACGCTGATTCTGAGCCATCCCTCAGCCTCTTCCTCCTCGGGAGTCGGCTGCTCCGTGTCCTCTTTCTGTGCCTCGTAGGCGATGGCGATCTTGACGGCCCTGTCGGCGTCATCGCCCTTGTAGTAGGACAGCTTCCGGCTCTTGACCTTGAACAAGACTCCGGCGGCAGTCCTCAGGTCGCCCACCTGTGGGATCGTCGAGTAGCCCAAGTTTGCCCAGGCCGTCGTGTCTTCGGCCAGCACGCCAAAGTCCGGCACAGCGTCGTGCAACGCGAGCAACTCCACGGACCCGTTCAGCGTGATCTTGCCCTTCTCGCCCAGCGTTTCGCTGTACTCGAAGGACCGCAATTCTCGAACGTCGGTGATAGCCATTAGCCGATGACCGCAAGGCCGGCTGGATCAAGCCGGGCTGCGATGTCCTCCAGTGCGTCGGCAGACCGCTCCGTGTTCTCTGCCGTTTGCCGGGCGTCGTCCTTCACGTCGAGCCGCGGATCGGCCCCACGCAGGATGTTGTTGCGGAACGCTTCGCCCTCGGAACTGCCGACCACGATGGCACGAAGTTCCTGCACGGACGCCTTGATCGCGGCACCGACGGCCTGGGCCACGGGCTGCGTTCCCGGGGGCGGCGCGCCTCCCTTGGCGGCGTTCGCGGCAGCGTCGGACTGGGCTTTCGCAAGAGCCGCGTCAAAGGCACCAAACGGGTTGGTGATGTTGTTGATGCCGTTGGCAAAGCCTTCGGCCGCTTGCTCCCCGTACTCCTTGCCGAGTTTGTCCACGCCTCGCTGCATCTTGGCGGCACCCGCAGCGCCGGCATCGAGCGAACCGGCAAGGTCCGTGAACCCAGCAGCCTCGGCCAGCCGAGCCAGCGACTTGGCTAGGCTTTGAACGCCGGAAAGGATCACTGAGAACACAGCACTAAACGCCTGGCTCAGTTTTGCGTTGATGGCGAAGATGATCTGAAACACGCCGTACAGGACGGTGAAGGCACCGACGACACCACGGAGTACGCCGGTAAATACAGCGGCCGCCGTAGATGCGAGGCTCCAGCCCTTGGTGTTCTCAGAGAAAAACCCGACGATCAGATTCGACACGGCCGTGATGGCAGGCGCGATGCCGGCAGTGAACTGCAGAATGAATCCCTTCACCGGCAGGATGAGCCTGCCGAGTGCGTCGCCCATCCCCTCAATGGCGGCCGTCTGCTCGCCGCTCATCTTCACTCCGAGGTTGGTCAGCAGCGTGTCCATCTCGCGGATGCCGTCGCCACCTTGCCGCAGGAAGTTCAGCATGCCCTGCCCAGACCGGCCGAAGATGTCGATGGCCGCCGCGGCCTGCATCTGCGGCGGCAGGGCTGCGATTCGGTCGGCGATGAGGGCAAACTGGCCGGCAGTGTCCAGCCCCGCCATGTCCTGCATGGTCAGGCCGAGACCCTGAAACGCCTTGACGGCCGCCGGCGTGCCGGCCGCCAGTTCGCTCGTCATCCTGGCCGTGCGACGCAGCCCGCCGGTGAGCTGCTCCTGGCTGACGCCGACCTCGCCGGCCGCGTGCTGGAGAACCTGCAGCTGGCCAGACGCCACGCCCAGTTCCGTGGACAGGTTTTGCACGCCCTCGGCGTAGTCCATTGCCTGGCCGATGGCCACGAACGGGGCCGTGAGGGCAGCGATGACGCCCAGCGGCAGGAGTAGGCTCTTCATCGCCCCGCTTAGGATCGCCACGCCCACCGCCGCCGTAGACGCTCCCCGGCCAAGCCCGAGAACCCCCATTGCGGCACTGGCGAAGCCGCTGCCCATCCCGCCGGTCATCCGGCTCACCAGCCCCTGGAAGCCGCTCAACTGCTTGCCAGCGTTGGCCAGCCCGCGAGTCAGCCCGCCCGTGGACGCCGTGATCGAAACGTTGACGCGGCCGAAGTTCTTCGCCATCACCCGCCTCCGATCGCACGGAAGGCCGCCACGATCTGCTCAGGCGTCTGCGTCCGCTTCGGCACGGGCATGAAGTCGTCAGGCTTGCGACGCGGCGAACCCTTGGAACGGTGGGCGGACGCGAACTGTGACATGCTCATCGCGTCCCTCAACCACTCGTCGCCCCACGGCTCCAGCTGGTAGTAGCCCATCCAGGCGTACAACTGATCGACGCTCATCGAGTCCGCCAGGCCGCCAGGCTCCTCGACGTTCCAGATCCCCAGCTTCAAGGCCAGCCGGTAGAGGAACTGCAGGACCGGCTGGCGCTCTATTTTCCCGCGGCCTCCTCCACAGGACTGGCACCAAGCCCGTTTAGCTTGAACACCGCATCGACGATCCGTTGCACGGCGTCGGCGTCGAACTCGCCGATTCGCTCTTCGTCCGCCTCGGTGAACAGCGGCTTGCCGTCGTCGTCCACGCACGACAGGGCCACGACCTTCGCGGACACGTTCTTGAGGTTGACCGCCCCGCCGACCTTGCCGCCGGTGGCGATCTCCTCGAAGCGGTTCCGCATCCGGCTGGTGAACTTGGTGACCCACACCTCGGCGTCCTCGCCGAGCTCGGGCACCGGCACCTTCACCTTCGGCAGCGGACGCTTCCGCTTGAAGAACTCATCACGACTCAGAGCCATGCGCGCCTCCCTGCGTCACACCAATCAACCAAGGGCACCCGAGAGCTTGATCGTCACAGAGCCCGACTGCATGTCTTCCATCTGGGCACCGGCCTCGTAGCCGGTCATGTAGCCGAACGCCGACCACAGCGTCACAGCCGTGCCACCGTTGGCCCAGTACACGCTCACCACCTGATTGGTGGCGACGTTCGCCAGGTCGGCGACGGGCTTCACGGCAGGGTCGTGCAGCACCTCGACCGAGACTTCGCCCGGGTCGTAGATGCTCGATGCCACGAACTCCTTGGCCGAGGACAGCATGTGCGTCGCGTCGGCAACGGCCCGTGCGATGCCGTTGTGATTCACGCCGGTGATCTTGTAGCCGGTCGCGGTGTGCAGCGCGGTGCCGAACGAAACGT